TTTACTTACTTATATTATATTTCTTTTTCTTTTGGTTCTTTTCTTTTTCTTTTTTATCGCCATTCATAGTTGAAAAATATCTATGTGCTAGTATTATGGTATAAGTTTGCCATTCATTATGTCTGAAAATGTTACTGAAGAAAAAAGAGAAACTCTAAAAAGAATTAGTGTGTCTGTAAATCCTGATGATTATCAACATTTAAAAGACCTATCAAGAGCAGGACTTTCAATAGGTTTTTTAATTCGTGAAGCTATACACGATTTTGTTATTAAAACTAAAAAATAATTATTCTTTATTAGTTAATATTTATCAAAACCATTTTTTTGTAATACATCATAAAATTTAACTATGTGCTTGTATTTCATGTGAGATAAACAAACATTTATTATTTCATCTACTGCATCATCTTTATAAAAAGCATCGATAAAATATTTTTTTAATCTTTGAAAGCACATATTATACATTTGTGCATGATGTTCTTTTTCTAGTTTCTTTTTATTCATTTTTTTATCTCCATATAAGGTGTTTTAGTTTCATATAAATCTTTATTATGATCCCACCAGATATCGATAATATATCTATCACTATCAAAAAAATAACCTCTATCTGATTCTCTACATTCTTCAATATAAAACTCTATAAAATCATCATAATAATCTGGATGTAAATTATTATCTTCAGCTATTTTTTTAGCTGTATTAGCACAATGCTCTTCAAATTGTTCATTAATATAAAGAGCTTCTTTTTCTTGCATAACTTGATCTTCTAATGGGTTATTAATCATTTTCATACTCCTTTACTTCTAATATTTTTACTGGATCAGTAAAAAATCTATCTTCAACGACATTTACTACACAATTTTCAAGTAATGGATCTCCTGATGGACAAGTAAATTTATCTTCAGTATCAACCTCTACCAGTAAAGTGACTTGAATTTTTTTAATCATTTTCGTTACCGAATTTTCGTATTTGGAAAGTACTGGACTTACATAATTGTTACCTACCTTGAACATCTAATTAAAGACTCGTTAATAAATTAACTTTGCAATCGTTGGCCTACAATTAATGCCAGTAAATTATTCAGTTCTTTTTAAGAAATGAGTTAATAATATATTCATAGCTTCCTTCTTTTCATCTTTATCAGATGAAGTTTTATATATCTTTTTTTGATCTATATATATTTTATGTTTCAAATCAATTTTATCTTGTCTCTTATCATGTATTTTTATTTTATTTTCTTTCTCCCACTCCTCTATATCTGATTCAACTATAACAATGTCATACCAATCATAAAACGTATTAGGATGTACATTATCAATTTTTTTTCTACATTCTTCTACTATTTCAGTTCTCGATAATCCTTTTCTAATTAACTCTTTCATGTACTCCATACATGATTCTCTATTAGGATTTACATTTACCATTAATCAATTCTCCTACTTGTAATTTGTATTTCTCTTACTAAATATCTAACTGACTCTTCATAATCTATTTCATTACCTTTTTGAGGTAAAAAGAAAGTAGCATTCCTTTCTGCTAACTCACATAATACCGAAAGTATATCCAGTAATATATTTACTTTGTTCTTAATATCCATTTATTTAGTATCTTTATTGATTGCCTTTAATAGATCCATAAAGAATGGACTTGGTGTAATTGTGAAAGAATCACCATTGTCTTCTACTTCGCCTTTGAAATAGTTAGGATTATTTTTTCTTTCTTCTTTGATAAGTCTTTCAAATTCGAGAGAATCAAATTCTTTTTTTTGTTTTTTCATTTTTTTTAATATAAGAATGTAATAATAATGATATCATAAATATAGTTTATGTACATACATTCATGTCGAGAGTTAAACAATTTATTCATGATCATTCAGACTTGCCCATTCAAGACATTCAAGACTTACTTCATTCAACCCATTCAAGCCAAAAACAAAAAATCCAGGATTTTGATTTTTTATTTCAATTTTTGATTTTTTACTTTTTAAAAATTAAATAAATTATTCTATCTTTTTAAGAATTTTTAAAACTTCATTCAATTGTTTTTTATCAAGTCTTTTAATCTGATCTAAATTAATAGATTTTTGAAATAAATTGTTAATGTGATTATTCATTTTTTTAAATTTTTAAAGTATCCTTTTTTTTGTGTTCCATGTATTAATAAAGCGAATGGATCAGGTTTAAAGCAACTTGAATCATCCTTGTCTATTTTGTAAGGTTTGCCAATATGTTCAATACCTTTTTTTATTGCCTCGGCTTCGCTATTAACTACAATTGCATATCTTTTAAATTGTGGATATCCTGCATAAATTAACCTATCTAGTGATCCCCCCATTGAAGCAGTTAAAAAGAAGTTATCAGGTATTGAAACATTAGTTCCGAATAAATGAAGACTTTTTGAATAACAATAAAACTTCATTAGTGGATTAAGTCTAGCTACTGCAAACCACGCCCGCAAATATTCTCCATTGAAGAAATCTCCCGAAGAATGAATTCTAACTTTATTAATATTTCTAGTTTTGTGTTCTTGTATTGAATCATTAATTAATTCATATGTTTTATAAAATCCATTCTCACTATTTAAAGTTTTTAAAATTAAATCGTGATTGTATTTTCTAGCATTATAAACATTTTTATATTGTGCCTCTTGGCTTGCTGCATAACATCTAAAAATAGTATTTTCGCCATCTTCAACACTTAATTTGCCGTTATTATTCATAACGGCATAACTACGGCACTTGTCAGAATTCGGACAGGTACGGCCTGCGGGTAAATCAAAAATTAAAGTTTGTTTTAATTTTTTATTTCCTTTTGACATTTTTAATAGTTGTTTCATTTTATAGTGTCCTCACTAACGTTTATAACTGCTATATTTCTTAAGTTTCTATATCTGACATTTAAAAAACCAACTTTATATTTTTTTGCATCTTGTTTGTTTATATAACCAGTTTGTTGAATTCCTAAGTTTTGAAAGTCTCTGTTTGAATTCCAATAATTTAGAATTTCTTTTTTACTTTTAAAATCTCTACCATACGCGGCAGATACTGTTAATGTGTGATTCATAGTTAAAAAATAAATATGTTTACTATTAAATGATATCAAATTATAGTTTATATTTAAAGTATTATTTAAAACATTCAATAAAAAACATTCAAAAATTTCATTCAATTTTTACATTCAAAAATTCATTCAAAATATTATTAGTTACTATTAGTCTATTTTTTTTTAAATTTTTTTTTATTTTCTAAATAAAGTTTTCCACAACCTGGGCAAATAGTTTTCCACAAGTACAACTGTACTATTTTTTTACTGGTAGAAAATAATATAAATGTACTATTTATTTTTAAGCAAAAAAAAACCCGCTATTTTTAGCGGGTAATTTATTTTTAATCTAACTCATATTCTAAATAATCCTTTTTACTTGGATTATAAATTTTAGCATCTGAGCATGTTTCCGCTAACTCTGGGTTAAGAGTATTAAAAGCGAAGTTGTAAGGATCAGGATCAAATACTCTTTTTAATTCTGCTTGATCTAAAAACATTTTTATTTTTAAATCTGTGCCATGCCTAGAATAATCTAGGCCTATAGCATCAACTAATTCTTCATAATCACAATCGATTGTGAAGATAATTTTTTTACATTTGTGTTTTGTAGTGGTCATTTTTTTAATGGATGGTTAATTGTTTCTAGTTGTAGTTTTAAAATTTTATTTTGGTGTTTAGCTTCCGCTAATTGATCAGTAAGAGAAATAATTTTTTGATCTCTCTTTGTGATTTCTTTCCACCAATAATAATCTGGATTGTACATAGCCATGTTTATAACTCCTGAAGTAATTTTTCTAATTGAGTAGTTCGAGCATCTAAGCGATTATATAAAGTTGAGATAATCGCATAACTCTGCCAACTTAGTAATAAGAAAGCAACTAATAATAATTTAGTTCTCATAGTTTTTAGGAAGGTAAAAAGGAAGGAATAAAACGTAGTCATAAGACTACGTTTATTGTTTTAATAAACTTGCAAGGTTTTTTGCCAAGTTTACCAGATTTTAAAATAGGCATTATTTCGCCTACTTTCTCACAGTTCCAGCCATGAGCTTTTGAAACATCAAAAAGATTTACAGGACATATATATTCCTTTGGAAATTTAAATAAATGTTTCCAAGATCTTTTAGTGTTTTTTGCTGCTCTTGAAGCGATAACCTCAAGAGTGACTTTGTCTGTTAATTCAGCTGTAGCCCATGAGCTGCCACCAGATATATAGACAATGCCCAATACAGTTTTTGGTTTAGTCATAAACAAGGAAGGATTAAGTTGTCTAGATTCTGTTTTTAGATTTCCTTTTGTTGTTTCCAGATCCACAATTTTTTGTAATTGATTAGCAGTTAACGGATTTCTAAAAACGGTTAGCTCAAAAATTGACAATAGTACATGCCCATTTTTTATGCTGATAGCATATTATCATAATTCTAATATCAAATCAATATATATTAAGTATATTACAAAGTCCTCTGAGGATCGCTTCAGAGAGGCGATTTTTTCTAAGGTACTATCATACCAAAGTTATATTACAACGCTATCACAGAGGCACACAGGCCCATTTGAGGGCATATGGGGGAGTGTTTGCAAAAATTTTTTGCTCAGGCCAAAGGCGGGCAACTTAAATATATATCCTAAATCTTTGTTACTTTGACTCGACTTTGATTGAAAGCTCTGGAGCTTGTATGTTTACTGTTTCTACGGATTCACCTATTACTTTGCCTAGGGAGTCTAGAATCTGTGCTGCTGTTTGCAGTTGACCTTTTGATATAGCTTTGTTAAATAAACGTACTCTCATTGCTTGGAGGCGTGGAAGCATATTTTCTCTATCTTTATCCCAATCTTCAGTATTCCAGTGTTTTACTCTACCCCAATCTTCCCAAGCTGTTGTTATTGAGATCTGTTCAATTTTTGAGTGTTCTATTACTAGCTGACGAGTAGTTTTGCCGTCTAGTTGTCTTGAGTAAAGACGTTGAGCACGTTCTTGAACCTTTTCTGCTGTTGATCGAGCTACAAATCTAGGTCTACCACGTTTTTTAGTTTGAGCTATTGGAGGTGTAATATCGTTTGGGAAAGTAGAAGAAGCCACGGACTTAATCTGAGAGGGGTTAATAATCGAACTATAACCTAAAAAAGCGGAAATAGGCTATAAATAGGGGGTATAGATTGAAATTTCTGTTATTTTTAAGTGTATGGCGGTAAGAAATGGACCAGAAATCAGTTTAAGGTACGCACAGGGGGAGGTATTTAATTGTGATAAAAGATTTCGGGTGTTGGTTGCAGGAAGAAGGTTTGGTAAATCATATTTATCCTGTATTGAACTGCTCAGAGGAGCTATTAATCGACCTGGGGAGGTGTATTTCTATTGTGCTCCTACATATCGAATGGCAAAGGATATTGCGTGGAAAGAATTGAAGAGATTAGTGCCGAAGGTATGGGTTCAGAGTAAGAATGAGACTGATTTGAGGTTGGAATTAATTAATGGATCGACTATTGAGTTGAAGGGAACTGAAAATGCGATGGCATTAAGAGGTAGAAGTTTAGCTGGTGTTGTTTTAGATGAGGCAGCATTTATGGACCGAGATGTGTGGGCTGAAGTTATAAGACCTGCTCTAGCCGATAAACAGGGGTGGGCGTTGTTTATTAGCACTCCTGATGGCACTGCAAGCTGGTTTTATGATATGTGGTGTTTTTGTGGTGAACAGGAATGGGATGATTGGAAAAGGTGGAGTTTTACCACGATTGAAGGGGGTAATGTAGCACCAGAGGAAGTTGAAGCAGCTAGGTCACAACTAGATGCCAGAACATTTAGACAGGAATTTGAGGCTAGTTTTGAAAATCTTACTGGGTTAGTTGCTGTTAGTTTCAGTGATGACAATATTGATAAAGAAGTGGAAGACCTACATATGCTGCCATTGTTGTTGGGGTTAGACTTTAACGTTGACCCTATGGCAGGAATCTGTGCATATAAGCATGATAATTGTCTTTATGTCTTTGATGAGATCATGCTGACAGGAGGTGCTACCACATGGGATTTTGCAGAGGAAGTGACTAGAAGGTATGGGGTAGATAGAAGAATTATTGCCTGTCCTGACCCTACTGGTAGTGCAAGAAAAACAAGTGGAGTTGGTGTTACAGACCATACAATCTTAAGAAGGTCTGGTTTTACTGTTATGAGTCCTAAATCACCTTGGAAGATTAGAGATAAAATTACTGCTGTTAATACTGCTCTACTTGATGCAAATGGAGATCAAAGAACTTTTATACATCCAAGATGTAAAGAATTAATAAAAGCACTTAGAACCCTTACATATGCACCGAATACTGGGTTACCTAATAAAAATCTAGGAGTTGACCATGCGTTTGATGCTTTTGGTTATCTTTGTTTACAGCAATTCAACCTTGCAAAACCAGAGACATTAGGCCAGACTTCGTTTAGAATATATTAAGAACTACCTAATTCTTATCATGTACCATTCTACAACTAAGAAAAAGAAGAAGAAAAAGAAGGGAGGTAAAAAACGTGGCGAATGTTCCTGTAAATAAAGCGTTATACTCTAGAGTAAAAGCGGAAGCTAAACGTAAATTTGCTGTTTATCCTTCTGCTTACGCTAACGCATGGCTTGTACGAGAGTACAAAAAGCGTGGTGGC